TTAGATCGTATTCGTCGTGAAAAATTACCAATTTTGATTATCGAACCATATGTCATTGCGACTGAAGATAATGACATTCAAGGTAAGACACTTAAATCAAGCCATATTGCTGAAGCAATTATTAATACGGTTAGTGCTGGTCAAGAGAAACCACGCATGTCTGCCGAGGCTCGTTTCCGCCAAGTACATATGATTTTAAAAAATTCAAGTGAAGCCGGTTATAGCCATTTATTAGTGATTGAAGAAGCCCACAGCTTGCCAATCGCTACTCTTAAACAGTTAAAGCGTTTCTTTGAATTAGAGGACGGCTACAAAAAACTAATTGGGATCGTCTTAATCGGTCAGCCAGAACTTGCAAACAAATTAAGTGAGCGCAACCCAGCGGTACGTGAAGTTGTACAGCGTTGTGAGAGTGTGACACTGGAACCTTTAACAAATACTTCATTAGTTGAGTACTTACAACACCGAGTTAAAAGCGTCGATAAAAAACTGGAGTCGATCATCTCTGAAGAAGGCATTCAAGCAGTTGTTGACCGTCTAACTCAAATCAATAGCGCTGGCAAAACCACACGCTCACTTTTATATCCACTTGCCATTGGCAACTTAATTACCAGTTCTATGAACCTCGCAGCAGAAATCGGCGAGGACGTTATCACACGCGACATCGTGATGGGGGTTTAAGCCATGAAATTTAATTTAAGAAATTTACTGATTGTGAACTTTGCAGTTTGGTTTTTTGCAGTCGCTGTAGTAATGGCTGTGCTAGGAGGTTGCAATGGATAAGACATACCTCGCTGTCTGGATTTGCATCACGATCATGATCGTTGCTTGTTCTGGTTTTGATGCATTAAGCAAATTTGGAGGTTGCAATGGCTGATTTTGCAGATGTAGCAAGCACTTTGTCTGAACAAGATTTAGACCATGCACTTGCCAACATTAAACACTTTGACCAAGTCAGTAACTATGAATGTGAAGACTGTGGTGCCGAAATTCCAGAGCGTCGTCGCACTCTGGGCAATGTAAAGCTTTGCATTGACTGTCAAACAGCAGTTGAAAGCAAATCCAAACATTTCCGAGGTGGTCTATGAACATCAAACAAAAACGCGCTCATTTTCCCAAGGATTTGGACAAATTGGTCAGTGGTGATTATGTGCTTGTACCAAAAGAATCTGCTCAGTTTTGTGCAGAAAAAACTATTGACCATGTCCATGACAATATTCGTGAGTTTGGTGAAAACGCTGAACTTGAAGCCGAATGGAAAGCCCATGCTCATGCATTGATGGTTGCAACAGGTGACACACGCTATGAAAACTAGATGTCCAGCATGCGGAGCAACAAACAGCCTAGATGCCCTATTAGGGCATGGTGAAGCAAGCAAAGCTTTCGTTGCTTCACTAAATCTGGTTGGTGATTTAGCTACGCCACTGGTCAAGTACTTGGGAATGTTCCGCTCTCAAAATCGTGAGCTTACTTTTGAACGCACAGCTAAGTTACTTGGCGAAATTGCTGCGGATATTAATGCGCAGCAAATCAAACGTGGTCACCACAGTTACCCAGCTCCTAAAGCAGCATGGATCTGGGCAATCAACACAATGCTTGAGCGTCGTGACCAAGGCAAGTTGCAGTTGCCTCTGAAAAACCACGGCTATCTATATGAAGTGATCAGTTCATTCAAGCCAGAAAATGCACCAGCACCAACTGAGCGTCGAGCTGCTGTGCCACTAGAGAAAACTGAAGCTGAACGTGCAGCTGAGCAAGCTGAACATGAACGTCAAAAGCATATACGCCCAAACTTCAGCGTTACCGAAATGCTTGGCTTCACAAAAATGAATGAGAAGCAGCCAGAACGTGGGCTGAAGAATATTCCAAAAGAACAACTTATGGCGCATGTCGTTAAACACAAGCATCCAGATGAAACTTTAGAACAGTGCTACCAACGCTTAAAAGCAGCTGAAACACAGGAGCAAACTAACTAATGGCACGTAAATCACTCAAAGAACCACAACTTCAAAGTTGGGAAGCAGTTGATCAAACATTGGCACAAATGGCTGAGATCAACCGTGACATCGCACTTGAAGAAGCTGTTTGTAATGAACAGGTCGGCAAGCTCAAGGAAGCAACCAAACAACGTCTTAAACCGCTATTGGAACGAGTTAAGGCGTATGAACTTCAACTTAAAGAATTTTGTGATCACCGCAAAAATGAGTTTTTGCAAATCAAGAGTAAAAAGTTGACACACGGTTCGGTTGGCTACCGCTTATCCACCAGTGTGACTATTCCTGATCCTGTTTTTACTTGCCAGATGCTCAAGCAATTAAAGCTTGAACACTGCATCCGTACTAAAACCGAACCTGATAAAGAGTCAATCAAACAACTCACACCCGAACTAATCGCTGAAATTGGTGCAACTCTTAAACAGCGCAACAACTTTGGCTATGAAATTGAAACAGTTGATCCAACTGCTACAGCTGCTCATTAAACCTAAAACTGAGGCTATCAACATGTACACAGTTAAAGCACTTGAACCGCAACTAAATGATGATCCGCAAGCCCTGTTTGCAATCGTCCGTGATGACGACGTTTTAGTCGGTCATTTCTACCGCCACGAACATGCAGAAATTGCATGTGCAGCACTTAACCAAAATCAAGCAACTACTGAAGGAAATTAAACTCATGAACAAATCAGAACTTATCAAACACATCGCTTCTTCTGCTTCTCTTACTCAAGCACAAGCTACAGCTGCTCTTAATGCAGTTGAAAGTGGCATCAGCAAAGCACTTGCTGCTGGGGATGACGTTGCATTAATCGGCTTTGGAACCTTTTCCGTAAAAGAACGTGCTGCGCGTACAGGCCGCAATCCTAAAACTGGCGAAGAGCTACAAATTGCTGCGGCAAAAGTACCTTCCTTCAAAGCAGGAAAAGCACTTAAAGAGGCTGTTAGTAATGGCAACAAAAATTAAGGGCTTAGACATGCTTGAAAAGAACGGTTTAAGGGTTGTCCGTAAATACAACATTTGCGGATGGTTCGAGTATCACGTTTTGAATGAGGCTGGTCAGAGAATTTCACGGCATACAGTTCAACAACGTGCGATTGATATAGCTCTGAACACGCTTCAAGCATAAGCGAAACACAGGCATTCGTGCCTGTGTCTGCTGGATGTCGTGGTCCAGTACTGATGAGCAGCGAGAACATAATGATCAGAATTGAAGATTTAGAAAAGTTACCACCTGAAGTGGTTGAAAGTATTAAGGAGACAACATAATGAGTATGACCCGCGAAGAAGCAATTCTAAAAATCAAAAAATGTTTAGCATTGGCTAAATCAGCCAATGAAAATGAAGCAGCAATTGCACTACGTCAAGCGCAGTCTTTAATGCGCGAATTTCAGATTGATCCTGATCTGCTCGATATCGTTGAGGCTAGTTGCGAAAGTAAAGCAACAAAAATACCGCAAGCTTGGGAAGCAAGTTTAGTTATGACAATTGCTAGAGCTATGCAGTGCAAACCTATTTTTAGTTCTGGCAGTAGAACTTGGGGCATTAAAGCTTCATGGACATTTATTGGTGTCGATCCAGCACCAGAAGTTGCTTCCTATACTTTTGATGTCTTATATCGCCAAGTGATTCGTTCAAGGAAAAGTTTTATTGAAAACAGTTTAAAACGTGTGACGGTTAAAAAAAATAAGGTGCGTCGTGCGGATTTATTTTGTGAAGGTTGGGTGGATTCAGTTAAGCATTTAATAACTGACTTAGATATTGAAGTTCCAGCAAATACCATTGAACGTATTAAAAAACATATGGATAAAGCTCATGGAAAGCTTGGTTCATTTACGCCCAAAGACCGCAATAAAGGCAAAGCTTTCAATGATAGAGCAGCTAATGATTATCATGCGGGTAAACAATCTGGGAAATCAGCAAAACTAAATCAAGCAATGAATGGTGGTAAACAATTTGAAAAGTTGGGAGCACCTACATGAAAACAATGAGACTGTCAGATAAAGAAGCACAGTTAATTTTAGATCGTCGCGCTGAACAACACCACAAAAAGGCAACTTTTGCTTTTCAAGTCAGGTCGATTCAAGTAGCAAATGCATATTTTGAATGGGCTAAGAAGAACAGTTTTCTAGAACCTACTTTGGGAACGTTTGTTAATTCATTTTGTTATGACGGACCCGACGCCAAAGTTATGTGTGGTGCCGTACATCAAATATGGAAACTTGTATTTTCGTTTCAAATTCCTATGGAGAAACCACAATGCTAATAATTGCTTATTTCCTCGTTTTCTTCATCGGTATAGGAAGCTGCTTTAAAGAAGCTAAATTGGCGTGGTTATCGCGTAATAGTATTGGCTTAACTATCTTTGAAAAACGTGCCTACACTTTAAAAGCATGCATTGCGATTCTTATCGCCATTTTTGGTCTATTAGGTCTACTAGAAGCAATTGTCTGCTCTGGAGTGTTGCAATGAAATTCAATAAAAAAGCCAATCTGATTAAGCTAATCCATGTGGGCAAAACAAAACTTGGTTTAGATGATGAGCTTTATCGAGACATTCTTATTAGCACTACTGGTAAAACCAGTTCAAAAGATTTGAATCTAGCACAGCTTGAAGCTGTGCTGGATCGGTTCAAACAACTTGGCTTTGAAGTTGAATCAAAAAATAAATCTGGAGTTAAAAATTTAGCTAATGACGACCAAAGTAAATTAATCCGTCATTTATGGTTACAGCTTCATGGGGCTGGTCAGGTCAGAAACAGTAGTGAAAAAGCTTTAGCAAAAATTTGTAGAAAAAAGAGTTGGTGTGAGTGCCTTGCAATTTATGAGCAGTCATCACGCAGACATGATCATTAATCACTTAAGACAATGGTGCAAACGTTGCGGCATTGAAAGAACAGAACAATAAGAAAGTAAAAACCCCAGTGCGCCAACACTGAGGTTTTAAATTCCACCCACCGACGAAAGCAAGAGGAGATAAATCATAAGACTGCTAAATCTTAACATGGGATAACAGCGGGAGCAATTATGGTTTATCGTCCTCACATTACCGACGCACAACAATTATTTTCAGATGAAGAACTCATTGCACTTATGCCTAAAAACTTTGCATTTGTGGCGAAGCTCATTGGTGTAAAACCAGCTTTAAGTCTTATTGAAAGTTATGGCGGCATTCTAGTTTTCGTGCCCCATAAACACGCTTTAGGCATTCATCATGAACTTTCACAGATCATTGGTTATTCTAAGTTACAGCTGCTCTCAGAGCACTTGGGTAACACTTCAATAGAAGTACCTATGGCTACAACAATCACGATTGCAATGCGTAATAGAACTATTCGTGAAATGGCAGCAAAAAAAGAAAGTCGCTCAAAGATAGCCCGTAAATTTGGCGTGACAATCAGAACAATACGTCATATCGTAAATGGCGAAGAAAAGCTTAAATTCAATTTAGATCAGAATCTGGATTTATTCGAATAAAAAGCGGACTCAAAGCCCGCTTTTTCTATTTCACAGTATGAAAAATCTTTTCAAACTTCATCCCACTTAGTCCCATCTTATCCCACAAAATCCCACAATTATCTCATCACTCTTATATATTTATATTATTAGGTATCAAGTACCGGTAGTAGCTGGTTATGCTGAAGAAGCACTAAATAGTGAATACGCTTTAAAAGATGCCAAGCTTACCGTCATTACCCCTAAACAAGATCCTAAAGTTATTAATGCTGAAGCCCTACATAAATCTGTAACTGTTTTCGATGTTGCTTTACCGGAAGACGGTACATATATTCTGCAAACTCAGGCGACTTACCCTTTAAAATATGTATATGATCAAAAGGAGTGGCATTTATTTTTTGATTTACCAGCAGATAAAGCTCCGCCAAGAAAAGAGCGTGACTATCTAATTCCTGCTGATCTTAAAACTAAAAAAATTAAAACAGAGCAAGTAACAAGAGAATGGGTGTTACAAAGTTATCTTTCAAAAGGTAAAGTTTCAGATATTCAACTTCCAAATACACCAGTTAAAGTTAATTTTTCTGTTCATCCTAACCAGCTTAAAGTTACCCAAGCAGTTCAGCTAACCATAAGTGAAAAAGGCCAGAACCTACCTTATGCTGAAATTAATTTAAGAGAAAAAGGTGTAACTGATAAACAAGTACTACATTTTAAAGCTGATGATAAAGGACAAGTTGAACTTAAATTTCCAAAAGCTGGAGAATATTTAATGGAAGTCACAGCTCCAGTAGATTTAAAGTTAAAGCCTAAAAATCAAAATTATACGATTGTTAGCTTACAAGTTACCGAGTAA